GTTCAGGTTCGTCATACTGGCCGCAGGTAAAAGACTGCCACTCCCCTCGTACAGCAAGCCGCTTTCGTTGTAGGCCGCGAACGGCCCTCGGTGCCTGTTCTCTGTCTTGATGGAGTTTGGGGGGATAGCTACTGAGTAGTTGATCGCGTTATTGGCGATGTTGTTCTGGTCAACTCTGGACGTGGCCTCAGCCGCCGAGTAAAGCTCGTCCATCAGCTTGTCGGCATCGGCAACGTCCCCCTCGTGGAAGTCTTTCTCTGGGACGTAGTAGGTCACTAAACCCTCGATTCCAGAAACAGGGCCGTCCTAAGAAGCACCGTTGGGTCCTCAAGGCTCTCAAGCGCCGGAGCCCCAATGTGGCGAAGGGCAGCATTAACGGCACCCATAAAATCCACCCTGAACCGGGACATTGGAATGCCAAGGTCAAGCTCCATAATTGCCTTCTCAATGCGGTCGGCAAGTCTATTCATGGTCCGTGCCCTCGCCCCTTACCCCATGGTCTTCCATGTGCAGCATAAAGCCAACAATTCTCCAGCCAGCATCGCCGCCGGTAGAGAAGGAGATCTTTAGCGACTTCGCCGTCAGGTTGTCGCCAGATGGGTCGGTTGTAGGCGTAATCAGGGAAACTGGGGACTTTGGGTTCACCCGCTCCGAAACCGCGATGTTGATTTTCTGGCAGCGAACCCTCTTTTCATCCCAGAGCTTTCTAAGGGGGCCTAGTCCAGAAGATCCTCCCTCAACCTGACCCCACGTAAGGACACCAGATCCGTCTTCGTTCGCCTCGCCCCAAAGTAGGGCTCCTGGGTCTGACGGGGTGAGGGTTGTCCCCCCAACAACATTCCTGTTCCAGTCGGTGTACCACTCAACGTAGATCCTGTTATCGAAGCTCTCCGTGAGAAGGTTGGGCTCGCCAACCTGATAGCCGCCGGTCTGCACGTAGAAGACATCAACCCTGTAGAAGGTCTTGTCGGACTGGGGAGAGCTTCCGAAGATCCAGCGTGTCTCAAAGTTCCTATCAATCTCGGTGGAGAGGAGGCCCGATGTCGGGTTGGGCCGATAGTAGATCTTGGTCCCAGCCCCCCAGACTCCCAGATCAAACACCCCGTCATTCGCCTCGCTGCTGTTGTACCCAACTACGGTTTGGCCCTTGTAGCGAATAGCAGCAGACACGGCCTGCCCAATCTTTGACAGCGCCCCGCTGTCAACGTGAAGCGCCCAGACCTCGTTATTGTGATCTGCTGGCCCCGTTGAGATGCTGAAGTACACCCTTCGTGTCTCTGGGTCTGCCCAGCCAAAGCTATTCTTTAGGGTAGCTCTCGGGACTCGGCCAATCACCTCGGCAACGTCTACCGAGACGGCCTTGATCTTGCTGCCGTCGAAGACGTACAGCCCCGACTCAGCGACGAAGAAGACGCGGCCCTCAAAACCCACAGCAGCCTTGTCGGAGATAGCACCAACCGTTGTGCTCAGCGGGGTGAGGATCGGCCTCCCCTCCTTGTCCTGAGTGAGCATATAGGTGCTGTGTCTCTTGAAGATCAGAGCGAAGTCGCCAGCGAGGGCATATCCGCTGAGGGGCTCTGCGATGTTGTTGCCAACGATGATCGCATCAGTCGGATGCACCGCCTCCTTGCCCCCGTCCTTGGCCGAGTGGAAGAGGACAGTTGGGCTCTCTGGGTTTCCACCGTAGTAGGTGCGCCCTCGGTAGTAAAACGCCCACGAAGAAAGCGGGGGCGGAAGGTTCGAGCCTGCCTCTGGCGACTCCTCGGAAAGCGGCGCGTCGGGGGCAATCGTGTCGATAAGGGTATCGCCGTCAGTCCCCGGAAGGTACCGAACCAAGAACCAAGTGAACCCATCGAGAGATCTGTAGATCTTCCTGCCGATTATGTCGTCCTGAGGGGAAGGTCCGCCAAGCCCAGTAAGCAGGATCAGGTACTTCTTGTCTACCGTGACGCTGTTGTCGGAAACGCTGTTTGATATGTCTGACAGCTCGCTCTCCTGCCCAAACTCGCTCAGCCAGGCCACTCTGTACTTGTATGTTCTTTCCGTGTCTGTCTTTAGAATCGAGAAGCCGCCCCAGAACCGAGCGGCAGAGGCCCAAGCCTGTATATCTCCGTCACCCGGAGATGACTCCACGATTGTGGGGGCGTTTGGCGTGCCAGAAACGCCAAGCGGAGTGATCTTCTCTCCATCCCACTTAAGGTTTGGGTCTTTCCCGTTGAGTATGATCAGGACGTTGGCAACCTGAATGAATCGGGTGGACTCAGAGAGGCCGTTCGGGATGTGCCGGTTCTCAACAAGATCTTCGATCTGGTTGTTCTTGAGTAGGCCGATCTTCCCATCGTACTCAATCAGAAGGTCGGTCACCCCGTCTCTAGTGAACACTCCGAGAGATGTGATCGCCCCGCCAGAAAACGGCGTCGTGACCTTGTCTCCCTTGATTAGCCACTTGTAGACCAGGGGCTTAATGCCGCTGACGCTGGCTACCTCGCCGGATAGCGTGAAGTAAACTCCACGGTTGTCGGTGGAGGTGCCCTTCTCCTGCCAGACCCTGGTGTCAATCCCAGAGACTTGAGCAGCCTCGAAGGACCGTACAACCCCACGCGCCTTAGCCATCGGCTATGCCTTAAAGTCGGCTTCGCTGGTGCCGGAGCTGTACTGCCAGGTCGGCTTTCCGCGAGCCCCCCTAGTGCCGCCAAACACAACGGTGCGCTGCTGGTTCATCCGATCCATCTGGATCATCCTGGCGATCCCAAGCTCGTAGCGCTGCCTTGCCTGGTTCGCCCTTCCCTGCTCGTCAGAAGCCTCAAGCATCATCGCCTCTGCCCCGTCTAGGATCACGTTGTGAAACTGGGAGTCGAATAGCGGGTAGTCGTTGTCTCCGCTGAGCGGGACGGGCTCAATCTGAACGAGGGAGTGAATCTCATACTCAGCGTCCGGGATGGGGTAGATCTGCATGAACAGCGTCGAGGCGCTGGTTGGCCCGGTAATGCTCAGATACTCGTCCGTGGTTGAGTCTGCGTAACCGGCGAATCGTACCCCCTGGTCGTCCGCAATGAGGTAGGGAGCGCCCCCATCAACCGTACTTCTGTAGAGGCGAATAAGGAGGTCGGTCCTAGCCTCGTCTGCCGTTGGGGTTCCTACAGTTACCTGCTGCATATTGACAACGGTCAGGGTAACCGTAGAGGAGGGTCCGAGCGCCGACTCTGCGCCGGTCTGCTTATCAACGTAGGTGTACCAGTACGTGTACGTTCCGAGGGCAAGCTCGGTTCCAGAGGAAGTGGCCAGGGTGGGGGCCATTCTCGGGGCCGGGATGGGCTCCTTGCGAACCGTCGCGAAGCTGGAGGGGCGACCCCCCACGTCCATCTCGCGGTACACCATGTCCTCAGGGCCGATAGCGCCCATGCTAAGCGGGGTTCCGTACGACGACGAGCCGCCCTTGAACAGGACAGACTCGATGACGCTAAGCGTCCCCACAGGGAGCGCCGTCTCGTTGTAGATCACCTTGATGTAGTGGGTGGCTGTGGCCGGTGGCGTTCCGACTGTCACCGCGCAGCGGAGGGGGCGATCCAGGGTCCACTGTGTGTGGGCTGCGTTGATGCTGGCCACTCGGTAGAAGTCGTTGTCGATCCTAACGAGCTTGCCAAGAGATGTCGGGGTTTCGACGCCAGAGACGGTGATCGTCCGCTTCCCGTTCTCGGTGCCAAGCACAAAGAAGCCGATCCCTGCTTCAGAGTTTAGGGACTCGTAGGTCGTGTAGGTGTGCTGACGACGTAGCCAGCCCCATCTGCGCCTTGAGCAGATCACCTGATAGGACTGGTTGATCTTCCTGTCCAACTTCGCGTCGGACTGGGAGTAGTCCTCACGCCGCTCTTGGAGGGCTGTTCTGAGTTCCGCGAGGTTCACGAACGACCCCCCTTAAGCGAGTGAGTTTTAGACTACGCCTTGCGACGGTAGCGAACAACAACGCCAATGTTGCATGTGACGGAGTAGGAGCCTTGAGGCTCAATCGCAAGCCAAACCCCCTGTCCCTTTGCAACCACTGGGGTTGTGACCGGGACGCTAATGGTTGCCCCGTGCTGCCAGTTCGACCCAATCGAGGTAACAAGTCCAGACACCCCCGTAAACGTCGGGCTCGCGGTCCTGTCACCCCCAAGGGGGGCCGTAACAACCCTCACCTGAAGGTTGTTTGGCGCAGCCGCCGCTACAATCTGGGCTCCGTCGTTAGCAACGTAGATCCCTTCAATGTAAACGTCTGCATCGTCGGCAGTAAAAATAAGGGCTCGGCCTGGATTGCCTCCCCCATTATTCGTTCTCACCGTAGCTTCTTCCATAACCGAATAACCGTGCGGAGCGTACTCTTTCGCTACCCGGCTAACGTGTGCTGCAACAGCCATTTCTTATCTCCTAGTTGCGTAGGCAGGGGGCCGAAGCCCCCCGCCTGACACACGTTATTTAGATGGGGAACCCGATCATAAATACGTCAAGCGTCTGACCGGCGGCGGCGCTGCCGACCGCCTCAAGGCAGACAGCCCTGGGCTTAAAGTCGATCCCGGTAATCGTTCCGCCAATGTCAGGTGCAACGGACGCTGCCATTGTCTTGGCGCCGTCTGTTGGAGTGAGCACATGACTAACCGAGTAGGCCGAGCTAGTCGTACACAGTGCCTTGCACTTTCCAACAATCCGAAGGATCAGGCTCTCACCATTGACGACTTTGCCGCCCTTCTTCCCGAGAACTGCTCCAACAAACGAATAATTGCCAATGTCGGTGTCGCCGGTCTGGCAGACGACGGCGTCGTATCCGTCCTCCGTCGCTGCCGTAATGTCAAGCTGAAGCACGTCTCCAACGGTAACGGTCGCTCCCGTTTGGTTGCGTGCGCCAATGTCCAGCGTAAGAGCCGAACCGCCATGAATGAATCCAGACATTTTAGTATCTCCTCTCTTAGTTTAAAACTGGATTGTGCCGCTGAACTCAGTCACGCCCTGACGGGCGAGCGACGAAGCGGTCAGCATGCAAGTGAAGTACTGATGCGCCATGATCACGTCCGAATTGGGCGGGGTCATGAAGTCAGTCATGCGGAAGTCGTCGTTGCTAAGGACACCAAGCTGGAGACCAACGCCCGTCGCCTTGCCCTGAACAAGCGGGTTCTTGCCGGGGGTCGTGAAGTGTTCGGGCTTCAGATTGAAGTCGTTCACTCCGCGCTTTCCGGTGGTCGTCAGGAAGTAGCAGAAGCCAGTTCCAGCAAGCTGCTCCTCGGGAACCACGGGGGTGCCCTCAAACAGCAAGTTCTGGAAGCCCTGGTCCCAAAGCGCCTTGTCCCGCTCAGCCTGATTCGGAGCCACAAGCCGCTTGAAGAAGCGGTAAACCTGCGGATCCACCAGAATGAGATCAGGGTGGGTGCTCTTCTTGGAGCAGTCCATGTAGATTTGCTCCCAAGTGTCAAGACCGTCCGTGCCGAACGCGGTCATCTGCGCGGACTGGTTCTGCCAGTTGGCGTAGCTCGTCTGCGAGATGCCACCAACCGTAAGGTTGGGGGTGGCGCTGACGCTCACGGGGCAGATGAACTGGGGAAGGCCAGCAATCTCCTTGGGGGCGGTGGCGTTGGTCGTGAAGAGCTGACGAGACAACTCATTCATCAGGCTAATCTTGGAGATAGCCATCTTGGCGTTGAGCAGGTTCACGATCTGATACGCGCCACGGTTCTGAGAAAGCTCCGTGTTGTCAACGACAACAGAGGCGCGGTTCTTGTACCAAGTCGGGTATCGAGCGGTGTCGGGGCCGTCTTCGGGGGTCGTGGAGAAGGTCTCGTAGGTGCTGATAGCCGAGACGTTGGACGACTCCGTCAGGACGACGGGCAGACGACATTCGGTGCCGCCTTCGTACTGGACTGCGCCCTGGCGATACATGTGCCAGAGGAGAGGGTTGGACTGGACGATTTCCATCGCCACTGTGTCTCGAACAGCCTGGAGCGTAGTCGAGTAAACCCGATCAAGCGCCAAGCTCGTGATTGTATTAGCAGGCATTTAATTCCTCAGGTGTTAAACCCCTGCTCCTTCAACGCACGAGTCGCTGCTTCCAAGGCGGTTTCCCGCTTCCTCTTGGTAACCGGCGCACCCTTGCGCGAAGCCACAGGAGCCGCCGCGTGGCGCTTCTTAGACTTTGCTTTAGTCCGAGCAGCACTAACATTGGCCCGAGCAACCTTGGCCGCAATGCGGACAGCTCTGTCGGGGTCAGTGGAAGCAAGCTCGGTCAAATCAGGGTCTGAATCGAGGACTTGTCCAACGGTTGCTGCGAAAGAGGCGTGGTCGATGTCGGGGTGATTCTGAGCCCAGCTTTGATATGCACGGACTACGCGCTGCTGAGCGGCAAGAGGTCGGATTTCGTCAACAGCGTTTCCAATGCCCAAGTTGGTTAGCTTGTCTTGGACTGCCTTGTTGACGTAGTAGTCGATGACAGACTCCGGGGTGGCACCTTCGGCCATATCCGGGGGCTTGTCCTCAACTTCCTCTTTCTTGCTCTCGCCAGCGCCCTGCTGCTTAAGCAGGATCTGATCGACAACAGACCGTCTCTCATCGAGCGACCGTCGTTCATGTGCGAGTCCCTGGGTCTTCCTCGTGTAATCCGCCTGTCTCAAAAATCCACGGCGCAGTTCCTGCTTAACTTCGTCAGGAACGCCTTCCATTGCCTCAATGATGGCGAGCGGGTTGTCGGAGTAGTCTTCAGGGGCCTCGGATTCCTCGGAACCTTCGTCTGCCGAAGCGCCGGTTCCCTCATCAAGGGTATCCACGTCTTCGTGGGCCTCAACTTCGGGCGTGTCGGTGGCATCCATTGGTGTTCTGTCTCCCGGCCCGACTTTATGTCGGACGTTTTCATTATCAGGGTGCATTTGGCTTTCGTTGTCAAGTACCATCGCGCCATGGCTTCAAGAAAACTAAGGCTCACGATTGAAGAAATTGAACTTTGGCAGGATCGCATCACGCGAGCTGAGGAGTACCTGGAGGAGAACGCTCTAAGCGAGTGGAAGCTGTCCTTTGAGGACTACATTGGCGAGCGGTCCGGGTCTGGCGTCCATTACAACGACAGCGAAGGGCCAAACTTCAACTTCATGCTCTCCACTGCCAACACGCTCCAGCCAGCAATTATCAGCGCAGATCCGTACCTCAGAATGCTTCCGAGACGACCCGACGATAAGGAGGGGGCGAAGCTTGCTGAGGCTGCGGTCAACTACGTCTTCAGAGAAATCGACATCAAGAAGACTGTTAAGGACGTTGTGCTGGACGGCCTTCTGTACGGAGTTGGGTTTGCAAAGATTGGCTACGACCCGTCTGGCGCTTTCCTCCTAGACGAGGACTACGACACCGGGCCAGAGCAGCCGGATCAGGAGGAGCAACCCACCGGGCTAGACGAGCTTCGCGCCCTGCGACGAGCTATGGCCCTTGAGGACGTACCCTTTGACGACGGGCCGGAGGACAACCCAACGGTGGAGCGCGTTGCGCCGTGGGACATTCTCCTCCCGCCTGGCTACGACGATATTCAGAGGTGCCCGTGGGTTGCCGAGAGGATCACCGTTCGACTCGAAGACCTTGAGAGCGACGACAGGTTCAGCCTTCCAAAGGGGATTAGCCCAGACTCCTGGCTGTCAGAAGAGGTGCCGTCCGAGTTTAGCTACTACAGGGACGACAACTTCAAGGATACGCGGCCCGCCGAGTACCTGACCGTCTACGAGATTCGATACTGGGCACGAACCAAGACCGGACTGCGGAGGCGCTGCCTGTGGCTGATCCGAAGCCAGGACGGCCTTGACCCGAAGGATGCGGTCCTTAGGCACATCAACGACCCGCTCATGGTTCGCGGATACCCGTACCAGATGCTCCAGTACACCCGGGTCGCCGGGATGCTCTACGCCCCAAAGACGGCGGACCTGGCCAGCATTCGACCGATTGCAGACCGACTGAACGAGGAGTGGAGCAACCTCCTTCGGCACCACAGGATCTCATCCAGAAGAAAGTGGGTGGCTCTTCCTGGCGCTCTGGAGGACGGCAGCCTGGCCAGCCTCCTTGAGTCCGACACGGACATGGAGGTCGCAGAGCTTCCGGCCAATGTGGGAGACATCCGGCAGGCAATCATGCTCCTTCCAGAGGCAGCCCCACCCAGCACAACCCCAATGGTCCTTCAGGGGCTTCAGCGCCTGATGTACGAAATCAGCGGGGTAGATGTCTATATGCGAGGCGGCACCGGCAGGAAGGGAACCACCGCCACGGAGGTGGCTATCGCCTCTCAGTCGAGCAGCAACCGAGCGGCCAGTAGGCTAGGACTCACCGAGAAGTTCGTTGAGGGCATTGGCAGGAAGGTGCTCGGGGTCATTCGACAGTATTGGGACGACCCCAGATACCTCCGTGTCGCTGGGCCGTCAGGCGAAGATGAGTTTCTGTCCTTCTCTGCGAGCGACATCTCTGGGATGTACGACGTAAGGATTGAGGCTGGCTCGACGCTCGGCAAGGATCCAGGGACGGAGCAGCAAGCGTTCATGGGGCTGCTCCAGACCATTCAGACCACAATCGCTGCTCTGGTCCCCCTGGTTCAGAGCGGAATGGCATCACCGGACACCATCAAGAACTTCGTAGATAAGGCGTTCGCAATCTGGCAAGCTGACAAGCGTATGCTTATGGAGCCGATGGCCGCGCTCCAAGCCGCAGCAACCCCGCAAGGGGGGCCAGCCTCACCAGCATCAGTAGGTGCTGGACGAGGGATGGGCGGCGAGGGTCAGGCGCTGGCAGGAGGAACACCACCCCAAGAAAGAACCCCTGGAGGGGCCACTAGCGGGACAGGCGGAACAGCCGATCTGGCCACGCTGATGTCAAGAGTTACGGGAACCTAATGCCTTTCTACCCACTTCGCTGCACCTTCGACGGGTGCGGCATGGACTTTGAGCACTTCACCAAGCCTGACCTTTATCGCATTAGCGCAAGGGACGGATTTCGGGACGTTCGCTGCGCGTACTGCGGCAGCTTTGGATCCGCAGAGCGGACCTATCCACCGGACTCCGCCCCAGCGAACCTCACTGTGAAGGGGACCTGGAGTCGGCACGCCAGCCCAGGGCTTAAGGGTCGCGAGTTCTACACCAAGCAGGAGCGCGACCGACAGCTTGCGGAGGCCGGAAGCACGGGCGGCATTTACGACGGTGAGGGCTCAGAGCCAAAGAAGTCGAGCGCTACGAAGACCTACGCAGCGGGGGAGGACGGGAAGATCCAGCTTGTTAAGCGCAAGAACGGCCGTCTTGTCCCCTTGGACTCAGAGCGAAAGCCCTCCGAGCTGATCAAGGAGTACGGCGAGGAGAATGACGGACTTGTCGATTTCGCCGGTCTGCTTGAGAAGACTAGGGTCGATAAGAAGCGGCTACACGGTGGGATTATGGGCGCGCTTCGCCAGGGCTGGCTTGAGAAGACAGACCAGTCGAGGGTCTACCGCCTTCGCTGAGAAGCAAGCACCTTGCTTTTGAACTTCTTGCTCCACGCCTCATACTGGTCCCACTCGTCTGGTGACCACTTGTTGTGATCTCCAGAGGATGCCTGGACTGGATCGGACCTGACCTCCGAGCCGCTTCCTGGGCAGTAATGAGCGACGGCGTTTGCAATCATCATTGATACGCAGGCGTCGTCGTTCTTGCCTGCCGGGGCGGTCATCTTTGCCTCGGTGTCGTGCCCATCCGGGTTCCTCTTCACCACGCTCCTGTAGGCAACCATCTCCTCAAGAACCTTCTGAGAGCGGATCTTGATGTAGCCGTCCTTAAGCGCCTTCTGCATCAGGCCAACCATCGCGGGCTTTGTCTTTCTGTTGGTGTCCCAGCCCATCATCTGGGTGGGGCCAGCAACGCTGTCCACGGTTCGCCTGCGATACATATTCCAATACTTGGTCTGGTTGAGCATGGCGATCAGCCCAGCACCAAGGCCAGAAGACTCCGGGGCTAGCACGGCGTTGTTGTAGAAGATGGCAATCATCAACACCGTCTCAGCGAGGATGTCGAGGTCTACCTTCCCTCGCCACTCAGCGACCTGCTCCATGCTCGCAACGTCCACCACCACCACATGGTCCCAGTCTCTCGACGTTGGACCCTTGCTGACATCCGCAGAGACGACATACCTCCTGCGAGGCTCGGGCTTCTTCCACACGGAAAAGCGGCCGTTACCTGGAAGGGCCTCCTGAAGGATCGGAGAGTACGAAGAAAACATTCTGGAGCGACCGGGCTCTCGATTGGACTCATCGACAATCTCGTACCACCCGTGGTCGGGGCAGTCGTTGTCGTTGTCGGTCCTGATCTTCTTCGCGCAGATATGGCAGGGACATCCGTGGCTCCGAACCTGCCCCCAAACATGCTCTGGGTCGAACACGGGGCTTCCGGTTGTCGAGAAAGCCTCCTCGTCGGTACTTGGATACTCCTGATGGAAGCGACTGAGCGAGCCACCGCACTTACTGACCAGGGTTTCCCTGCGCCATTGGAGGTTTTCGAGGCTGATCCAGTCACCGAACTTCTCAAGAAGCTCCTTCTCGTCGTTATCTAGGCTTGCCCTGAACTCCTTCTCAGGAGCGTTTAGCTCTCTCGCATACTCCTCCATGAGAAACCACGGAGTGAAGAGCGCGTACCAAGTGGAGTCTGGGTGCCCTGGGTGCTTCTTCTTCAGCGTCATCCAGGGTGGGATCTCGTCCCACCAGACGTTGGCCGCCAGATACTGTGTGTGATGGAAGTCCCCGGAGCCGTTGCAGGTAGACTCCGCATAGATCATGGTCCCTGCCTCATCGGGAACTGCCTGCAACGTAGCCAGGAAGAACTCCTCTGGCCGCTTGTAGAAGGCAACCTCTGAGCAGTGGACCTGACGAGCGGTGAAGCCACGGGCGTCATCGACGCTCTTCGCGGTCATAACGATGAACCTCGATCTAAGCCCTGCGGCCCCCTGGGGAGCCCTGAAGTCCAACTCGTAGACGTTGTTGTACCTCGTCATGGGGCGGAGGTTGGGCGGCAGGTAGTCGTAGAAGACCTTGCACTTAGTAAAGATGGCGCGGACGGATGGCTCTGTGTGGGCGGCAACCAGGGCGACCTCATCCTGATTGGTGATCGACTTCCAGAACATCCTCCCCTGAACATGGGTCGAGCATCCAAGCTGGCGGGCCTTAGCCTCCCACACCCTGACAGGGAGACCAGCGTTCTCCATCTCGGAGATGAGCCCCTCTCGCATTAGCTGGCTCTTGTTCAGCTTGAACTTTTGGAACTCGCCCGACTTGGTCTGGATGTGCAGATGATCCGCCGCAAACTCGATGAAGTCATCGTGGTCGCCCCCTGTAAGGACCTCAGCAGCTTCGTCTACTTGGTTTCTTTTTGACATACCTGACCCATGTACTTGCTCATCCGGTTGCTTGGCGGGGGAAGCTCCCGGCTCTTTATCTTGCGCTCGAAGACAGCCCTCCAGTGGGCGATGTTCTCCTCAAGCTTTGGTACGTCGTCCTCGTGGAGCATCCGACAATTCCAGATGGTCCCCTTTAGGATCGTGTGCGGATAGATAACCCAGGCCACCCTCATCTCCCCAGCCACGGCGTCGAGAAGTCGCTTGGCCTCGTACCTGCCGATTCCGATGGCCTCGCCAACCATCCTCGGTGCCATGTAGCCCTCCTTGTTGGCTGCCTTGAACGCCTTCTGGGCTACTGGATCTGTGAAGACATCGGAGCCTGGGTAGATGGGCGGACCAACGTGCCAGTTGCCGTCTGAGCCAAACCACTTTCGCCACTTCCTCCGGGTGAGGGCGGCGTTCCTCCACTGCTCCATCTCCCAGCCATACCGGCTGTCCTCGTCAGAAAACTCCGGGATCACATCGCTGGTCTGTACAGAGCCCCGCTTGGACTTTCTGGAAGACTTCGGCCTATAGGCAACGCTGTCGTCGGCAGCCCTGCGCCAAGAGTTAACACCCCCTACTCGGGAGTTCCTAGCCAACCTTCACGAACCTACCCTGGCCGACATGCGCCCATCCTCTTCGCTCGTGCGAAGCAAGTCGCATGAAGGCTTCCATGCCGATCTCCTCGACGGGGGCCGGGGCTGGGGCTGGGGGCTCGACAACAGGGGCTGGGGGAGCAACCTCTTCTTCGGCAGGGGCTTCCTCGCGGATGTCGTCTCGGGCAGAGGTAATGGCGTCGAGCAGGGACTTCCGCCCCTTGCCATCCAACTCAGCGTCATAGAGGGCATCGAGTTCCTCGTCCGAGAGGCCGTGCATCTTTTCGATGACCTTTTTAACTGTAAGATCGCTAGGGTCGAATGACATAACAACTCCGGGGTTACTGATATGGCTTACACCAAAAAGAAGAAGAAGCTCAAGAAGCCTAAGAAGAAAGCTACCCCAAAGAAGGGGTGCGGGCCAAAGAAGAAGGCGAGAGGGATGTACTGATGCCCATGAAGTCTAAGGCTCAGCGGGGATACCTCCACGCGAACAAGCCCAAGGTGGCCAAGAAGCTTGAGAAGAAGACCAAGAAGGGCAAGAAGCTGCCCAAGAGAGCCAGGAAGAAGTAGCTAAGCCTCAGCTTCCGGGACGCCAAACATCTTCAGCACCACATCCGGCAGCGACTCTACATCCTCTGCCTCGCCAAGAGGCACGATCTTGAAGTCCCCGTAGCTGCCGTTGCCCTGCCACTCAACGTCGCCGTAGACGGTTGAGGAGGGGTCTTCCTCCAGACGCTCGACGGCGTCGAGAAAAGCCTCATCAAGACTCTCCCCGACGCCGACGATGGTCAGTCTGAAATGGACGATTTTAGAACGGGAGGTCGTCTTCGGGTCCAAGGGCACTATCCGCTCCTGCCGACGCGGTGGAGAACACCTGTACGTCGTTCGCTACAACTTCGGTGATCCACTTGGTTTCTCCATCAACCTCATACTTCCGATTGTCAATCCGTCCATCAACCGACACGCAGTCCCCCTCTTGGAGGTTGCGGATGTCGGTAATCATATTGCCCCAAACGGTAATGCGATGGACCGTAGAGAACGTCTTATCTCTCCACGCCCTGTTGGTACGGACCCGGAAGCCCATCCTCTCCTTACCTTCGCCGCT